ACATCAACTATTTGTTTTGCAGACTCATCCATTATTCAACCCCTGTATAATACTAATGGTAGTCCAGACAATCCCAGCAGAAACAATTAATCCCGTAACTATTGCTGATACATCTAGCATTTTTCGTTGTCTTCGTCTCTGTCGGTAAATCAACTCTTCACGTTTAGCTCTGATGTCCCGACGCATTTGCATCATTTCTTTGTACGTCTCTTTACCATAGGCGTACATGATTAGTTCTCTGATCTGCTTCTCTTGCTCTTGTACTTTCTTTTTAGCTATGACTGCGTTTAGTGCAGTAGCTTCAACTGAGTCACCGTCAAACATCTTCTTAAACAACGGTGGATTTTCTGCTTCCTTTTCTGCTTCTCTTAGGTCAGAAACAAAGCCGTACCACTGACCTAGTTTTTTAGCTACGTGTTCAATCTCTGCGCCTTTAGATACAAGAACTTCTACACCCTTGAACGCAGTAGACGCCATAGCTACCAGAGACAAAGGATCCATAGTTTACTCTGGCTTTGTAGGCCATGTGATAGTTCCGGGAAAACCCTCTTGCTGTGGTACGTCTCGTAATGCCTGCCTGTACGCTGTCATAGCCTCTGACATGGTTACGTCGGATAACCCGTAGTGGTCTGTAGCCTTCAAGAGATCGTCCCGTGTAGAGCGTTCTGTGGCCTCTAGAGCGGCATTGTCAGCGGCAGTCTTGGCGTCCTTTTGATCCTGTACAGTGTGAGTGACTGTAGTTGTTACGCCTTCTTCATCGGTGACTTCTTCTGTGTACTCAGTAAACATCTCCTGAGTTACCCACTTCTCTTGCCACACGCCGTCTACTAGTTCTACGCCATCTTTGACAGCTACTTGCCATTCGCTAACATCTGGGGCCGCAGTCTTTGTTACTCGTGCTACACCCAAGGCTTGCAGAGTTGCATCAGTCCACGCTTCAGGCAGAGACATATGCTTGTTTTCTTGTCTTAACTGGACTTTTGTTTTTGGCGTTCCAGTAGCCACTTCAACAAATAACATATTTTCTCCTGTTAAAACTTGGGTAGTGCTGCATCAGGCGGTGTAAAGTTAGCGGTGTATCTGGCTATGCCTTTGGTTACTCTTACGTCATCTAAATAACCATTGAAACTTCTATTTAATGAATTAGTTGTTACCGCACCTACTTCAATTTTTGTTGTTGGATCTGCAATTGTTCCAGAATTTGAAACTGTTGTTGCATCGCTAGAGCCATCAACCCATAAATTAAAATTATTGCCGTTTCGGGTAACGGCTAAGTGATACCATTGCCCTGTTGCTAAACTTGTTGAACCAGTAATAACTGTAATCCAACTTCCAATATCTGCAAGAAACCTCAAATTATTAGAAGTGCTTATGTCAAGACGATATCCATTACTGGAGTCAATACCTGCCGAAACTATGTTATTAAAAACACCGTTAGTTGTTAGGTAAGCCCAAGCCTCTATTGTAAAATCACCAGAGCCAAAACCAAATGATGTAGTTTCTGGTGAAGACAAACCATCACCAGTACCATCAAACTCTATTGACCCCGTGCCGTACTTCTTAACGGCTGTGTCAATCTGAGCGTTGCCTACAGTATCTAAGTTGTTGATGCCTGATCTGTTGTAGATGCCAGCGTCTTGGAAGTTGAGTAACACAGTTGCTGTATCAGACCCGGAGGTCGCTGTTAAAGGAGATGTAGGAGGCGTAAAACTAGACGTATAAATCGCCGCATCTGCAAAGTACCTAGCATCCGCTATATACTGGTTAATGTTAGTGCCGGTAAGAGATGTGTTTATAGCGTTAACTGTAACGCCTGAATTTGGGGTTGAGTACGGTCCAGAAGCGTTGGCTGTTGTAACTTTTAAATCACCGTCAATAAAAAGTCTTTGGTTTGTTCCATCCCATGACGCCGCTACGTGAGTCCATCCGCCAATACCAAGCACACCTGTTGCAGTGCTGATTGTGTAGCTTGACCCGCCGGTTGAGCTTGAGTAAAAAGCAATGTCGCCGTTGTTACCATAAAGAAACGCCCAGCTTCGTTGATTGCCTGATGCTGTCCACCGATTAATCAAAAAACCTTGTCCGCTGGCCCCGATGTTTCCATCAGGCATGTCCGTTATGTAAACCCAACACTCTGCGGTCATTGCACCAGAAACATCTAAACTGGCATTGTCTGCAATTGTTAAATACTCGCTGCTATCAAAATTTGCAGACCCGCCATCAGCCGTAAGAGTTCTTGCGTTACTATCTTTAAACGGGCTGAACGGGGTTACTTGGGGGGAGCCTGAAGTAGTAATAGCGTATGAGTTATTTCCATTGTCAATAAACCGGTTTGACTGACAAAGAATTGCTCTTTCTGTATAGCTTGCGCTATTTGTAAAAGGCGCTGTTGGAGAATCAAAGTTACTAGAATATATTGCAGTACCAGAAACAAGTCTTATGTTAGAAAGATGACCTAAAAAGTTTCCAAGGTTCCCGTCTCCAACTCTTAAACTTGTCTGTGTTGGGTAATCATAAGGATCAGTAAATGAGCCAGACTTAATACTCTGTGATACACCATCATAAAAAACTTTAAACACATCGCTGTTTCTTATTATAGCAACGTGGTGCCAATTGCCGTCAAGTATAGGGCCACCCTCAACAACCCAAAGATTTGTTAGGGCATATTGGTTATTCCAGCGCAAATCACCGCTTTGAACCATTAAACCCCAAAAGCCATTACCTGTGGAGCTAGTTGGATTCATAATGTTAAATCCAGTGGCTGTAGTGTTTATCCAAAACTCAACAGTAAAATCCCCTGACCCTAAATTAGTTGGACCACTTGCGGTGTCTATGTAGCTAGAACCATCAAAGTAGACAGACCAATTATCTCCGTATGGACTAAAGCTACCCTGTAGTACAGAGCCACTTTCAGTAACCGTAAAGCCGTTGGTAGATGAGTCTGTAAAGGTGTTGTTAGCGTCACCGCTAGTACCATCACCGTCTAACAACAGGACAACATTGGCAAAGTCAGGGTCACTAGGCCCACCCGCACCCGCCGCCGCCTGCTGTAAAAATCTACCTACACTCATCCTAGTGCTTGCCCCGCTGTAAAGCCGTACCAAGTTGTACCGCCGTCATAGGTGTAGAACACAAACTGATCCACAGCCGACGCTGTAGCTGTTAGAGTAGGCGCTGTAGCCGCAGGCCAATCAACAGACGTAGGCCACGTTACAGTGTAACCAGAGGCTCCAGAGTCTTGGACAACCTTGAGTGACATTGCGTAGGCTGTGCTGTCCGTAGCTGTTCCTGCCGCTGGCGGGTTGCTAAAGGCTACAGTGGTGTTTCCGCTTAATACAGTTTCAAAGACGTTAGCGTTTTCGCAGTCAAAGGTTGCGATCTGGATTGTTGTAGCTGTTGAGTATTGATAAACAGTATTGTTACTGTTTCCTACTATGTAAGTTTTTGTTCCGTTATTTCCCGTTCTCAGACCATAAGGAGTAGCCTCCTGAGAGGCAGCACTAAACGACTCTGAATCATAAGTTGCGCTTGTAATATCCCACGCAGTAGACAATGTATATTTAAATATTGTGTCTTGACCAAAGCCAATAACAAACATGGTTGTTCCATCAGAACTTATATCTAAACCTGTTGCGGTAATTGTTTCTTCTGTTACAGCAATCTCAGCCGTATATGAAGCCGTTGAAACATCCCATGCAGTGCTTAGAGCATACTCATGGACATACTCTGTGCCGCCAACAATAAACATTTTTGTGCCGTCTGTTTTAAATACAACACCTTCTGGCTGTGTTTCTTGACTAGCTAAACTAAAAGAAATTGAAGCATAACTGGCTGTAGATAAATCCCAAGCAGTGCTTAAAGTGTATTGATATATGGTGTCGTTGTTGTCGCCAATGACATACATTACAGTGCCATCAGACTTAAAATTTACATCAGATGTTGCGGTATCTTGTGTCGCGATAGAAAAACTTACTGAATCATAAGAAGCTGTAGAAACATCCCACGCGGTGCTCAAGCTGTACTGATAAACTGAACTATTACCTGTTGCGACTACAAACATTTTTGTACCGTCAGATTTAAAAGCTAGTCCTCTAGTCCCGGTACTTTGAGAGGCTATAGAAAAACTTTTGCTGTCGTATGCCGCTGAAGAAAGTCTAAAGCCTGTTTGACCGGAAGCACTAGAAACCTTCTTAAAAGTCTCGTTGTAACTATCAACCAGCAGTTCGCCTGTGATGTTTACGTCGCCTGTGTAGTTAGCTCCTACCTTAGAATCAAGCTGTGTCTGGATGTTTGATGTAACGCCGTCTGTGTAGTTGACTTCAGCCGCTGTAGCAGTAACGTCTGTAATGTCAGATAGAGATAGACCACCAGTTAACTGACTTGTTGCAATAGACAAAGCGGCTTGGTGTTGTGTAACAGAAGATTCAGTAATGTTTGCGTCAGGTACGTTAGCCCACGTTACAACAGTGCTAAGGTCGTTGACTTCTGTAATCAGAGGAATAGTAGCCGCTACGTAATCAATCACAGCAGCGTTAGTAGGAACCTGAGTGTCTACATCAGAAAAAGTTTCAGACGATAGTGTTACTGCACCAGCGTCAAGGTCAGAAAACGCAACGCTAGTTAAGTAGCCGGCAGAGGCGTGATTACCCCAGCCAAACGCTGTATCCCAATTAGATACGTTTAAGTTTGATCCTGTAACAGCACCAGAGAACGTACCTGTTGTTCCTGAGACAGCCCCAGAAAACGTACCTGTTGTACCAGCTACAGCAGTAAACGTACCAGCCGCAGGAGTAGCTCCACCAATTACAGTGTTGTCTATTGTTCCTGCGTTGATGTCTGCTGTAGTAGCAGTGAGTGAGCTAAACGTTCCAGCACCCGGAGTAGAACCACCAATGGTTACACCATCAATAGTACCACCGTCAATGTTAGTAGTTACTGATCCACCAGTTAAATTTATAGTCCCTGTAGCCGTAATATTTGCAAACGTAGCAGTGCCAGTAAACGTAGGCCCAGCAAGGTCTGCTTTTGTAGCTATAGCTGTTGAAAGAGCGTTAAACTCTGTATCAAACTCTGAGCCACGGATAACCTTATTAGTGTCACCTGTAGGCAAAGAGTCCTTAGCAGTAAAGTTCGTTGACTTTGTATAGTTGGACATAAGGCTTCCCTATCCGTTATCTTTTAGTTAAATGCCCTGTAGTCAAGACGTTTAAATAAAAGGGGGCCATTGCGACCCCCAGTAGAGTTTTACTCGTCGCAAACAGCGAGGATGAATCCTGCTTCAGGACGGTAAGTTTCAACACCGTACAGCGTGTCAGACGTAAACAGCGTAGACAGGTATTCCTGCTTGTACTGAGTCTGAGAACGTACAGCCAGTTGCTCTGCCATTACCAAGGCATCCTTGTGGAAGAACATACAACCACGAGTATCAGCGGTAGACACAGAGTTTGAAGCAGCGTTCTCAACTACAGGAGCGTTGCTAGAAACGTAGATGTCTACGCCGTACAAGTTGCCGATCAAGCCAGACTCAACGCCACGGCCTCCAACAAAGTCAGAAGACACGTAACGATCAATGCCCATTAGCGACTTACGTACAGCAGGAGGAACAACAAGAACTCGTCCGTCCATAGGTACGTCAGCGTCATCCATCAGCTTGATAGCCTCACGGAAGCCCAGATCGGTAAAGTTGTCACCGCTAGTAACAGTGTCAACAGCGTACGTAGCAAGGCCAGCAGCGGCATTGAAGTAGTAGCTGTTGCTGTTAACCCAATCAGCACCAGTAACGGCAGGGGTAGCAGTACGAGTACCGTCACCAAAACCAGTACCAGCGTTAATCAAGTCAGTGTCAACTTGAAGGGCCAGTTGGTAACCAGCGTCTTCAGTGTAGAACTGTCGCAGAGAAGACAGAGCCTGTACTTCTACGATGTCCTCAATCAGACGTGAGTACTCAAAGTGACGGTCAACAGTGACAGTCAACTCTGACTCAAGGTTAGCCT